GACGGTTGATGACCTGAAGCAGGGCGTGGAGTATGTAAATAGCAAGCGACGGGAAGAGACTATCAATCCACTGAGAGAACAGTGGGGCGAGAACTTTGACTACTACTTGGGCGAGACTGAAAAGTATTTCAACTCTCTACCAGAAGAACGCCGTGCTATCTACAACAACCCAGAGGGCGTTGAGTATTTGTTTAACACTCATGTGAAGAACACTATACAAAATGTCCAACCACCTGCACCTGGTCAACCCCCAGGCATGGATATGGGTCTGCGTGCTACGCAGCTACCCAACAATATGCAACCTGAAGGGCTGTCTCTTAAGGACATCAACGCCATGTCTGACTCGGACCGTGCAGAGAACTGGGATAGTATTAAGGCGACATTCGCGGCACAGCAAAGCGAACAACCTACCAATTAACCAGGAGTTAAGCCGATGGCTTTTGACGCAACTGGTGCATACGCTGGTTCACTACTCGGGTCAGCGTTCACCAATACAACACTAGATAAGTTCATCCCCCAGCTATGGATGAACGAAGTTACGCGGGCACGTAACTCTAAAATGTTTATGTCCAAATTTGTGAAGATGATTCCCGACTCATTTAAGAAGGGCGACACTCTTTACATTCCAGCTGCAGGTAACTTGAGTGCGAACATCAAAGAACCTGAGACACCAGTAACGCTACAGACTAACACCCCAACTGAGTTCAGCATGGGTGTTGACCGTTACATGGAATCATCCTTCTTCGTAGAAGACATCGCACGTATTCAAGACGACTACAATGCAATGTCCATCTACACGGAAGAGTGTGGTCTCGCACTTGCACGTGACTTAGACCACTGGATTCTTGCCCACCGTGTTGCTATCAAGGCAGCTGGTGGTATCGTCCAGGCACGTAACGCAGGTGACACTGCAGATGATGTAATGAACATCGCTGCTATCCTTGCTGCTAAGTTGACTCTGGAAGAAGCTGATGTCCCGATGGAAGATACTTCCCTCATCGTCAGCCCAGCACAGTACACCACCTTGTTAGGTATCGACCAGTTCATTAACGCTGACTACGTTGAGAACCGCGTCGTATCCACTGGTCAGGTCGGCATGCTGTACGGTATCCCAGTCTTCGTTACTAACCACATCAAGAAGAACGCCACTACTGGCTTCAAGATTGGTCAGGCGGACGCAGGTACTGCTACCCCAGGTGTTGCTTACGATGACACTGGTGCTGTCTACTCTGATTACTGGCCTGTAGCTGGTGAGTTCACTGAGACTTATCACGGTGGTCAGGAGTCCGGTCTTACTGCACCAGACGGTACAGCTGCCCAGGGTCCTAACGCTGACGATGACGGTGACACTCTTCGGATTGGTCACTACTCTGCTATCCTTTGCCGCAAGGACTGGTTGGCAATGTGGATGCAGCAACAGCCCAAGGTTGAGTCAAGCCGTGAGGTTCTCTACCAGGGTGATGCAGTTGTCTGTTCTCAGTTCTACGGTGCTAAGACTTACCGTCAGGACGAGGCAGTCGTGATTGAGTCAGCTGAAGCGTAAGATATAGGAAGGTTACTCATCATGACTACTACCCTCGGGGCTATTAACAAAGTTCTCCTCTTTGTGGGTGAACGGCAAGTCCGGACCCGCAACTCTTCACCGGCATCGTTGAAGGCTGAAGATAGCTTTGTGTCGGCCCTAAGGGAGTTTTCTTTATTCGATGATTGGCCCTTCCTTAAGTCTTGGGTCTTGGCTACTGCCTGGACTAATGACGTTGCTACCTTCGATGACAATGTCATCCGCGTGCTTCAAGTCAAGGACGTTAACGGCGTCCTTCAACAGTATGTGGATGCAGACTTCAGACCAGAACCGCCAGCTAAGACTTGGCGGTTTGAAGGGTCTGGGGTAAACAGGGTGCAGGTGCCTAGCAGTAATGCGGGGACTAATATGACCTTTCAAGTACAGAAGGTTGCAACCCTGCCGAACAATGAGAACACTGACATAGACCTACCGTTCCTAGCCATTGAAGCTGTTATCAAGCGTGCAGTCGCATTCATGACCTTGCGTCATATGGATGACTCATCGGTCGCAGCACAGTACTCAGCAGAGTATGAGGTGATGGTCCAAGCACTCCGTGAGAAGTTCGGGCGTGAACCTGTAGGCTATCGGAACATGTATAGAAGGAACCGGTTCTAATGGCACAGCGTAGGGACACTGAACGTAACCGGCAGAATCCGGCCCAGGAAGGAAACAGTATCTCAACCCAGAACTTCGCAGGGTTGAATACAGTTGCCAACCCGTTGACGATTCCCTATGAAGATAGTCCCATCTTCACTAACGTCTTCACCAACGATAGGGGTGGAGTAGAGAAGCGTAAGGGTACCCAGTTATTAGTCGGTGCATCTGCAGACAGATGGATGCAGCCTATCAGTACATCCTATGGTTATAACTATTACTTATCGTTAGACTCTAACGCGACCGGCATCGACATCGACGAGATAGGTTCTGTCGTCGGAACTGGCGTGGTTACTGCAGTCAACGTACTGAACAAGCCGAACATCTGGTCAGGTCGTGTACCAGCTAACGGCGTCCGTCCTTCTTCGATTATCGTCTCGCAGCCGGGTGAACAGCAGGTCTGGTTAGCAACTGGTGTAGACTGCCCAGTCCGTCTTCGCTTCATTGAGTATCGGGCAGAGATTACTTTAAGTGGAACTACAACCAATACCCTACCGTCGGCCCAACGTCTTCAAGGTGTCGCGTTCAGTAACTTACTTCTATATGTTGATGGCATACCTTATGCTGTTTCAAGTGCTACCCCTGCTGGGGATGACCTTGATGTCGTTACTGCTGATAACCCTGGTACTGGTACAGCGATTATCGATGTTATCGCGGTGGTCTGGAACTGGGGGGCAGAGTCTGAGTTCTACTACGGTGACCGATTCAACGACACTGTGACAAGGTATCACGCTGGTGTGGCAGACCTTATCTCTGAATTGCCAGAGAACCTGACTGATGGTATCGACTGGGCTGACCCTGAGTTTAACTACACCGGTAAGGATACGCTATCGTGTCAGGCGTTCTACTTCGCTGGCGGTAACTATCACAACCTCTACTCCCAGTCGACCAACCTGCAGCCTACGTTGCTTAGTCAGTTCTGCGGGTCTACTCCAACCATCAAGCTAGCTGGTGCACAGACTAACTTCGGTACGAACTTCGTTCAATGGGGTGCACTCGATGGGGCAAAGGCAGCAACACCTGAGACGGTTATCTTCCATCGCATCCGTCGGCTGAACTTTAACGGCGGTCAGTCTGCCTTAACTCAGAAGCAGTTCATATATGTAACAGTTGGTTCCAACGTCGGCAGCAATACAGGCGTTTACCCCCCAGTCGGCAGCTATGGCGACTATGCTACTTACTACAATAGCCCTACCCCTGCCTACGCGGCTAACCCGACAGACCCAACTGAAAGTATTAGCTTTACGGTGTCGATGTTGCCCACGGGGCTTGCACCTAACGACGAGGTCCGTATCACCTACACAGAGAACGTGTACTGCGGAACTGCGGCAACTACTTCCCCCGACCAGGACCTAGACGGCAGCTGGTTCCCACTCTATGGCATAGGGCTATACGCTGACTATGGTGCATTATCATTCCCAAATACACTTGCCTTCTACCAGAACCGTCTGGCAATGGCGGGCTGTCCAGCCGACCCGCTTAGAGTCTTTATATCCTCTGTATCTGACTTCAACACCCCAGGTGAGTACTACCAGTACTTCACTCAAGATGTCTTCACCACCCTGGATACTGACCCCCTAGATGTAGTACTGAACACTGGTTACTCTGACGACCGCATCACTGCAATGCGTGAGTATCAGGGTTCACTCTTCATCGGTACGACGACTGGACTCTATCGGTTGTCGGCCCCTAGCCAAGGTGGTATCACTGCAGCTAACGCCCTGGTTGCGACCGTTGCCCGCGAAGAAGTTTTCAACCAACAGTGCTTACTAGTTGCTGATGATATGCTGTTTGCATATACGCAGAATGGAATACAGATGGTGGAACCTGTATCCTCTACGTCTTCGACCTTGTATCAATTCGTTGAGATAAGCGATAAGGTTCACGACATCTTCTCTGACCAGCCTGCTGATATAGCTAGAGATGTCGCATGGATGGGATATAGTGAGACTGAGAATTGTTTGTATGTTGGTGTTACTTCTGATAAGTCTCCCTTCGCTTGTACACGTTTACTCAGATACGGACTCTTCCGTCAGTCGTGGAGTGAGTACACGATGCCACAGGGATTCAACACCCTTACTGGTGTCACAGTAAAGACGGTTGCTAACGATAAAGAGTTCCTCATCTGTAACCAGCCTTACACGTCGTTTACTACTAACGCCAACGGTGAACTAGCTTACACGCTAGGGTTCACCGAATTGCTGCGGATGGACTTCGCAGACTTCTACTTGGATAGGTGCGTACAAGAAGTATCGACCGGGACTGTCGGCTACAGCGAGAAAGGTATCCTTCCCACCATCCAGTACACTATCGACCTGGACATCAAGTTCTACAGAGTGCCATGGTCAATACATCCTGTGTCGGATATCAATGACCTGCGGGTTACTATTAATGGTAATGAGATAACTTACCTTGAAGACTACGTTAAGAAGGACAACAGTATCTATCTGCTAGCCGGTCTACCTGGCGACACACTGGACATCTATTATAAGAATCCCTCACCTAACGAAGCTGGTCGATATCTCCACGACTTGTTCTACGACCAGTACCTTGACCTCAGTGAGACACCAGAACTGCCAGCAAACAATAGTGTTGATGCTGATACTCTCGTTACTTATGGCAGCACATATCAGAGTATATATAGTACACCTCTCTTTACTTGGGGTTCGCTGGGTTCCATGAAGAAGTTGGTCTTCTGGACTGGCTTGTTCTCTAACGAGAAGTTTCAGGAACGTTGGGTCGAAGAAGACTACAACACTGCATCATCAGAACATTCACGGTCTGATATCCTCGACAAGTTTAAGCAGGATGTCGATGCTAACATCGCTTTCGTCTATGACAGCGACGACAAACTGGTAGATAACTACTCTGACTTATACAACTTAACAGACCAGTATTATGACTTAAGTCTTTATGATATTGACCAGCCTTTGCAGTACGATAAAGAAGTCAACATCAAGCAATCCCTCCAAGGTATCGGCTACTCCTTCAGGTCTATAGTCTGGAACTCAGACACCAGCACCTTTGAGTTGCTAGCTTATCAGCTTGAAGGGTTGGCTAAGGGTAAGAAGTCTAGACACTGGAGTGAGTAAGATGGGTGCAGCACCAGCAATCATAGGTGGAGTCTCAGCCGTAGCCGGTATATCTGGTGCGGCTAAGCAGCGTAAGCAGGCCAAGGACCAGGCCGAAGAACAGAAGAAGATGATTAAGAAGCAGGAGGAGATAGGCCGACGGCAGGTCGAACAACAACGTCTCCAACTTGACTTCGACTATCAACGTGAACAGAAGATGCAGGCCGTAACAAAAGATATGGCTATCTTCAAGAATGACCTAGACAACATGATGTCTGAGTCTCAGTTAATGCAGACCCGCATACAGCAGGATGCAGCAGAGACTGGGAACCAGCAGAAGTTGTTGTCACGCTTGTCGCAGGCTAACGCTACGGCAGGTCAACTCTTCTCTGGGTTAGCAGACCAGACAGAACAGGTTGACCAACAGCTTGACCAAGTCGAAGCCCAGCTAGCCCAGGGTGCTAATGCCCAGGCTGCACAGGCAAACCAAGGTGAGAGTCTATCAGATGAGTTATCACTTGAACGGCAAGCCGACCTAGTTGAAGGTATCCAGGGTGACAGTGCGACTGAACAGATGGAAGCAGTCGCCAACGTATTAAGGCAGCAAGGGTACGAAGTGAACGCCGCCAACATGGAGGCAGCAATGCAGGCATTAGCATTGGACTTCACCGGTAGGCAGATAGATAGACAGGGGCAACTGCAGGATATACAGTATGGGGCCAACGCTGCAGACATCAACTTGCAAGATGCACGCAATACTCAAGCGGGCAGGTACGCTAACTTGATGGCACGGAATCAATTGAACGTCGCCCAGAATGCACAGGATGCATCGTTCGCTGCACAGTATGCGACAGCAGACCGACAGCGACGGGCGAATACACCTTCGATGTTGCCGTCTATCTTGGGTGCAGCTAATGCTGGATTCAATATCT